TTTGGTCGCCGCCAGGCGGTGCCAGCCCAAGCATTTTTTCAGCAGCCTGACGCTGGGCCGGTGTGTCGTAAAAATTTTGCGCAATCAAAAATTGGTGATCTGTTATTGCCTGGGTCAGCGCCTCTGGGTCGCTAGCGTCCACATTTATAATCTGATCATACATGAACTTGTTTGCCGCCTCAGCGTTGGCGTCTTCTGCTTCGGCTTTTTCACGGCGGCTGGTGTCAATACTGCTAGCAAACTTGCTGAGGTCTTCAAGCATTGTTTGTTTTTCACTAGGATCCATGCGACCGAGCAATGCGCCAAGCACTGGATCAAGCTCCATCGGGTCGCCTTCAATCATTTGCAGGGCTACCGCCGACGCATCATCAGCCTCAGCAAACAGAGTTTGGGCTATGCCGCGAATAGTGTCGTCTGCTGCCTTAGCGGTCAGCTCAAGCGCCTCTTGTTCGTTCAGCGTACCCCTTTGCACAGCAGCGTTTATTTCGGCGTTAAAACTTCTTATAGCGCCAAGGCGCTGATCCATAGGCAAAGACCGATCGCCGGCATTTATTGTAGCTGTGTTTATGTTGTTGGTCAGCCTTGCGTTATCTGCAACCTTGATGCGCCCATCAACCTTGGCGCGATATTCCTTTTCATATCTTAGCGCGTCTGTTCCTTTGATGAGACCGCCAGCAGCCATATTCTGAAAAATGCTAGGTACAGCATTACCGGCAGCGTCTGTACCGCCAAACAGCTCTAGGTTGGCCGCAGCTCTGTCGGCACCGTTGCCCCTTGCCATTGCATTGGTCAGGGTGTCAGCTCTTCTAAGATTTGTCGCAACGTGCTGGTCAACCAACCGTGTCCGAGCGTTTTGATTTACGGAAATTTGCCTGCGGTTCAGGTAGTCAATGCCGCGCACTTGCAAAGCGTTGCGCACTCTTTTGTCGTCGGTTTGGAGCACCAAGCGCTCTAAGATTTGCTTGCCTTGATCGTAAAAGCTAAGCGAGGAGTTTCCCTCGGCATCCGTGCCGCTTTTCAAAACCTGCTGAGGCGAGCGTGTCATCTGATCAGTGACAACGCCTTCAATTTCAGTTTCGAGCTGGGCTTCCTTCTCGGCCAACTCCTCATTGCGCAGCAGCCGTTGCTCTTCTTCATACCAGCTTATAGCTGCGTCCTCGACCTGGGCTACAGCTCTACCTGCTGCACGAATGTCAGCAGACAGCGCGCTTGGGTTTGCCCTGACAGAGAAGGTTGTGGCCCCAGTTTTTTGAGTGCGCTCGGTGCGGCGTTGATAAGTTGGAACGCGCATTAGGCTTGCCCGATACGAGCTGCAGTGCCCAGCAGGCTGCCGATAGCAGAATATGTTCCGGCACGTCTAGCCGCCTTGCCATACATGCGATTTAGCTGACCCTGCATACGCTCTTGAATGCCGCCCTCACGCAGCTCTATGGCCCCGACCTCGGCATTAAATCTGCGAGTAGCGATTTCCTCATCGGCCTCTTGCGCACTAGCAAGCGCAACTTTTAGGGGCGTTCCCTCTTCAGCGATCCAGCCATTGTAACGAAATGCCTGCATCTGAGTGTCCTGAAAATCTTGAAAGTCTTCTCGAAACTGCACAATTTTTTCTTCTTCAACAAACACAAGCTGGGCTGCTTGCTGATCAGCCGCCTTTGCGTTTCGTTCGTTAATGTCTGCGTTATAGTTGTAAGCCGCCTGCTGTTGGCGTCCCTCTGCGATTGGAAACAAAAAGCTCATTTTCTCACCCATGCCACTCTAGTGTAGTCCATGCCTTCCGGCCCGTATTTGCGCATCACGCCCTCAACCTCGAAACCCATGAAGCGCGCAAACTTTAGCGCGACCGGCCAGTCTGATTTGCAGACTGCCTGGACGCGCCACAATCCGTTTTCGTCAATGACCCGCTGCATAACATCCGTTTTGGCAAAGCGGATGAACTTGCGCGGGTACTCATGTATTTTATTGCTGGCGATAAACCATGCCTCGCCTACGCCTGGCCACATATCGACGATGCCTGCGCAACATATAATGTGACCGTGTTCTATCAATGTGAACGACCAGCCTGGCTGTTGCAGCGTTTCTGCCCAGTCCTTCATATAGCCAATGTTTTTTACTGCGCCGTCATTAAGAGGCCCGTCCATCAGATCATGCAGATGGTCTTGCTCATAGTCCACTATTCTCATTGGTCATATGTAATCAGCCTTGGGAATATGCCGATAATCGTGAGCGGCAGAGGCTGGTTCTGCTGCACAACAATGAAACCGTCAGTGTCAAAGCCGCCGCGAAATTCAATCTCTTTGTCGCCGGTAAAAAGCGGCGTCGCGCTGGTCATTGCTCCGGCAGAGGATCGAAACGGTATTCGATCTATTTCTGTCTCAGATGAGCCGACCAACACACCGACTGTGCGGAACAAGCGCAACACGACCTCATGTATGCGCTTCGTCTTGCCCTGTGCAGTGCCTTCAGTGCCGCCGGCATCGATGCGCATGGTCTGCAAAGTGCTGGTAAAGTTGAGGCCGATATGCGCCTTGGTTACAGAAAAATCCAAAGTTACAGCGCCACTACTTACAACCTTGTCCGGGTGAACGGCGCCATTGGCTAATATGCTAACGGTCTGGCCCTCCAGATGATCAAGGCCGGTAATGTTTGTCGCCGCCGATCCTGAATAGGTCGCGCCGCTGTCCACAAAAAATGCGTCCTCGACATCTTCGCCAAAATCGAATGTCTTAAAATATTCTATGAACCGTTTAGTCGCGCCACCTATGGTGCGTTTGACCACCAGATAGGTGTCGTCCTCATTTAGGTCGCCAGGTATGGTGGCAACACTTTCGGCATGCCCAAAAGCGTCTGTCCCAAAAGCACCACCCAGCAAATGCTCATGCCAGGCCACGACGTTTTCTTCACGTCGGTAAGTCATCCCAACAAACTTACCGTTTTCCAAAACACACCAGACGACGTTGTCCGGCTCTTGTTGTAGCGACATCTCCTTGATCCCGCTTTCGGTAATGTGTTCAGCGAGCAGGGTCATGTCGGGTGCCTGATAGCTGTCAGTGTTCAGATCGAACACCAGCTCGCGGAGCTTGCGCTTTGCGCGCTGGACGAACAGCGTGACGTTTGCAACCTGCACCGGCTGTATATCTGCCGACCCATAAGTGGCCTGCCGCTTCACCACAGCATTTGTTGGCGATAGCGGCGCGTCTTCAGAGCTGGTAACAACAAATTCGCCGCCGCTTGTTCCTACCAGCAAAACACGACCGGCCTGTAGGTATCGAATGATATTTACCTGGTTTGAACCAAGCGTGTAGGTCAGCGCGTCATCCCCGTCGGTGCCTGCTGCAAAATCTTCAAAGCTGCCGCCAACGCTGAAAAACAATGTCTGGGGCTGCGTGGTAGTTGAAGCAAACACCAGGCGCTGTTCGTAAAATGTAACGGCTGCCGGAAAGCCGGTGGCTGTCGAAAACGCGCCCAGCGCCCACTCTGTTGATGCCTCCAGTTTGCCTGCAATGGTAACGCTGTCACCGGCAGCCTCATCGACCAAATCCGCGCTGGGTGCTAGCAAGATCGTATCGTCAGTGGCGCGCACAATAATTGCGCTGGTCTCATTGTTTGCCGCCGACGTGAAGCCCGTCACAACTACTTTTTGACCCACCTTGAAGCCCTGCTCAACAAACTGTCCCGCAGTGTCTTGGTAACGGTCATTGTGTTCAAGGCCGGTTGCGCTTGGGTCGCCCTCATGCGCGGATATTGTCGTCGCCGTGTAGCTGGGCGTCAGCTCCGCGCGCCCCTCGGCATTATCTTGCACAGTGGCTGTCACGCTGGTCGCGCTGGTGAAGCCCGTGATTTTTGCAAAGCCCTCATGCAGTTGCACCAGACGCCCCACGTCAGTGCTTACAAAAACATCTGCGCTAGCTGTAATTGTCACCGAGCCGGTGCGCCCATTGGCCACCAAAGTTGTTGAGCTTGTGTTGGCCTCGCCCATCGGGCCGCGCAAGAAATCAACCTCTGCAATTGTCCATGCCGTATGGCTTGTGCGTGTAATTTTGCGCGGGGCAAAATCTGGGTGGACGATATACATCACATCCGCGCTTTGTGTAAATTTCAATTTGTCCAGATCAGTATGTGCGTATGGCGTTGTTACCTCGACCGGACTGCCGCTCGACACAACCGTGCCGCCGTCTTTGTGAATTCGAAAATACTGGTCACCAAACTCCAGGATATATGTTTGCGTGACATTAAACTCGAAAGGTATTAGCCTTGCAGCGTTTGCGCTGTTTTTGACCTCGCGCACAAAAGTTGTGCCTGGCCTGCGGCTTGCGCCACCGTGAGGATGCACAATAAAGTTTTGAAGCGTCTTACACCCGTTCTGGTATTTGGCAAGGTCTGTTCGGCCATCTAGCCGAGGCGACAGCTCGCCGGCCGTAAAGTTTGTAAACGCTGGTGACGCCTTCGCCATCAGAACCTCGAATTGATAAAGGTATCGGCAGCAACCGTCCGGCTGTCAGATATCACTGACGTGTTAATGTCGTTATCCTCGGTTGCATCAACAAAGCGCGCCTCGGTTAGTTTGTTTTGATATAGCGAATACATATTTGACGTAAGCGCCGAGCTGCCCACCAAGGGATAGGCTAGATCGGCTGCGAGTGCGGCAGCAATGGTTTCGGTCAAAAGCAGATCATACTGATTGCCATCCAGCACCCGCCCAATATAAATCATTTCGATGGTGCTTTCGTTGCACAAGAGCTTGCGTCCCTCAATTTTGTATAAGATGTCTGTGTCGCTGAGCTGCAAAACACGCAGGCAAAACGGATCGGTCGGCAGTGTAAACTGCTGTGAAAACTCGAATGCTGGTGTTTCGGCGTCGGGCGATATGGACGCCCTTGTGGTCAAGCAATTCCAGGGGTGCGCGCGGAACACGCTGTCGCGCACAAAGGCGAACCGCTGATTGCATATGCGCGCGGCCTTACTATCCTCGGTCAAATCAATAATGTTAGAAGCGCCAATTTGATTGAGCGCGCTGTTACAAATGTCAACAATGCTTGCCATGATAAATCCTTACAGAAAAAAGGGGGCAGCCGGAGCTGCCCCCCTTCACCTAGTTGGTGACGTAAAGCATCGTCACTGCGATTGATCCGGTGCCTGCGGCACCGCCCATTGTCACAGTCACGACCTTGCCGTCTTCGTTGGCGTCAACCTCTTCACCATTCAGCAAAGCGAGCGTGGCAGCAATGTCCACGATCTGAGCTGACGTTGAAGCGGCGGCAGCTTTGTACGCTGCGGCAGACGCAGAAACTGCGGTGCCGGCAGAGTTGGTGTGAGCTGCAAACCCAACAGACAACGTGGTAGACGAACCCAGTGCATCGTGCGCCAACTGGCCTTGCAGAATGCGCGCGCCATCGGGCAATGCAAACATCTCAATGACATCACCAGATGCCAGAGAGGATGCCTCATATGTGCCGTGGGCAACACGCACCTCGCCGCTAAGCTCGTTGGCTTTCACGAAATCAGAGGGATCGTCTTGCGTAAGCGTTGTACGCTGAGTGCTATAAACTGTAGCCATTTCTCAAGCCCTCCTTATGCGCTCTCGTCGCAGTCAATCTGCACCACTTTGGCTTCTTCCATGCGGGTCGCCCCGAAAGAAGCGCAGTAGTACACCTGCGTCGAATATGATTTATCGGCACGTTCATCGATCCGGCTTTGGACATCCTTGCCAACGGCAAGCTTGATGCCGTCCTCGGCCCATGCAAAGCATGAGCGGATGTTGCCTGATTTAGTCAAACGTGTGCTGACATGGAACTGAAAGCCCATGAAGCTATTGATCTCACCCTGAACCAGCGCTTTGACCGTGTTGAAGTCTGACGACGTTACAGTCGTGCTGTTCAACAGGGCTTCGATCTGGTCTGGCCCCACGGCGATATGACGTGGGATCGACGGGTCAACCGAGCCAAGGTCAAGAATTTTCTTGGCCTCAATGAGCTTTGCCAAGGTCAGGTCGGCAGAACCGTTTGCAATCTGGTTTGCAGAAAGCATGGTTGTGCTTGTCCCGCCGGACTTGCCGGTCTTGGCCGTGCCAATAGCAGCTTCGATAATGCTGTCATCCATTGACCGGCCAATGGCTGCGGCAGCAGCTCTGGCATAGGTTGATGTGGGATCAATGAGCATGCGAACTTTATCGGCATCGTCGATAAGATCAGCCCACTCATAGCTGTCCATAGTCACCATGCGGCGGCTATGGGGTGTGTCAACCGTGGGGGTGTCCCCATGGCGACTGGTGCGTTTCACAGCAGCGGCGCTTCCGACTTGGTCGAAAAATGCTTTTTCGCCGGTCACTGCTTCCTCAGATACTCCACCACGGAGGATGGAACCCATCTGCTGGGAAAGCAGTTGCACGTTAGCGCTGAACTGTTGTGAAAACGCCGTTGTGATTTGTGTACTCATTGGAGTACCTCCTTTCATCACGGTTGCGTTTAGGGTTCGCTACCCACCGGAACGGTGGACGAAAAGGTTTTGCAATGACGGTTGCACCGACCAGGCCGTGTGGTTATCTGGATTTTTTGCTGGGCGCTTTTTTCCCTTGGGCCACTGGCTTATCAAGGGGCTGCAAGCACCACTGCAAATTCTTATCCGCTTGCTCAAGCGGGTTTTGTATTATCGTTGCTGAGGCTGTCTCCAGCGTCAGCCGCAAGACCTCAAGCCGAAACTCTCGGTCAGACATCTGACATTTCGCGTAGGCGTAATGCCTCGGTCACAAAGAAATCATGCTCTGGGTGTTTCTGATCCCAGTAGGGTGAACCCGTTGCAGTCAGCTCTGACAACCTTTCGCGCACATCGGCTGTGGTCATCTCGCCGGATGTCTTCATACCCTCTAGGCTGTCCTCACCGATCTTGGTGTTTATAAACTCGCTAATGTTGACCATCATGCGAATGACCTCTGGGTGATCGCCCAGCAATGTGCCGTCGGCCATTTGCAGCTCGGTCAAACCTTCGACTGCAAATTCATCCATGACAGCATTGGCATTGCCAAGCCGGTCATCAAAAGCCGCGCCATATTCTTTTTTAAGCTCAATTTCCGTTTCGGTTCTGATCTGCTCAATCTGCCCGTCGCTTGTCGCAACGGAACTGCCCAGCATCTCATTATAACCTGCGAGCAGTTTTTGGGCCTGGCCTTCTGTCAGCCCCACCTCATGCGCCGCCCCTTTGAACCAGCTCACAAGGTCGTCATCGACTGCGACGCCGTCCGGCACCTCGTTCACCAACTCATAGGCGTCAGGCGTGTCAGGTCGCCCAAGCCGACGATAGACTTCGTCCCAGTCTTCCGGCGTCGCATGCTTACCAGGGATAGCTACCTTGTCTGCGCCGATCATACTCTGCGCATTTACATAGGATTTAGCCAAAGCCCCTACATCGCTAATGTGTTCTAAAGATTTATGCCCCCGAATTTCTTCGGGTATTCCAGTGCGCCAGTCTTCTGGACTAGCAACAGACTGGGCTACCTCTGCATCAGCAGAGACCTCAGCTACCTGCTCTTCACTCATATTGAAACGGTGTCCTCTTCGTTAGGTTTGTCGCGCAGCATTGATCGAATAAATAGCACTACCGTGCGCTGGCCTTCACGGTAGGCTGTCTCGCATGGGTCATTTGAGAATGTTGAGCTTTGCTCGCAAAACCTAAGACCCAAATCATACAGAACTTTGTCGCCGTCTTCGGTGTCGAAAACGAGCTTATACAGCTCGACTGTATCTTCCGGCCTCACGACTGCACCGCATCAAGCGCGCGCACCATCGGCGCTGCATTGCCTGCTGCCTCTGCGGTCTCAACAAGCTCAGCCTGCTCTGCTGCTGCCTGCTGCTGTTGCGCACGCTGCGCGCGCAACAAGGCCACCTCGCGGTCGCCCCGCACGGCTGCTGCCGGCACACCCAATATTTTAATTAGATGTTTCGAGATGCCGTCGCTGTCCACATAGTCCAAGATCGACGGGTCGAGCTGGGTCAGTGGCCCCATAAGTTCCAGCAGGCGCGTCATGGATTGTATGTCGCCCTGGCGCTGTGCTTTTGCCAACGGGCTGACATATTCGATTTCGAGGTTCTGGTTCGTCATAAATTCTGGTGCGGGTTCATATGCTTTCTGACGCGATAGGATGCTATAGACCCGCGTGATAAGCGGTTGCAGCAGCTCCTGGCTGAGCCGGCCGGTCAAGGGGCCAAGCAGTCGCATTTTTTCTTCCGTGCGCTGGACAACCTCCGTCGCAGTCATTTGCGGCCCAGTGCCGAGAATGAGCTGGTCTACATAGTAAGCAGCACGGATGGCCTGCCGGCGCTGCTCTTCCATGTTCAAACCAAGCGGATTATTGGCGCCAATGTTTAGCGGTTCGATGCGGTCGCGTGTGCCGGCGCGGTAAAAGTTAAGACCGCCTGGTATGGTTCTGACCGGCAACATGAAGCCGTCATCTGGCACCAGGAGCGGTGGGTCAACTTGCTTTTGCGCGGCACGGATAGTCACCTCAGACATCTTGTTCAGCATTTTGATGTCCGGCAGCGCGGTCATGGATGGGCTGCGTCCATATCCCAGCTCGGAGCTGGCCTTGGTAAAGCGTGGCGCCATATATGGGAACTCGTCAAAGCCGCTTTCGGAAAGCACCACTTTTTGATCCGGCTCAATGTACACGGATGCGAAAGGTTTGTTTTCTGCTGTGACCTTGGTTGCGTCGCGTTCTTCGCGTGGGAAGACAGCATGAACAAGCGTGATTTCCTCATAGGGATTTTTTGACGCCTTTTGCTGAATTTTATTATCGAACTTGTCGTCACCAAATCGCTGCATCGCAGCGCGCGCTGGCATCTTGAATTTGCGATAGACCGTATCCACGCGGCCTTTGTCATCTTCTGACAAAAAGCATTCGCGAATGTGCCGTGTTGAGAACCTGACCTGCTGATCTTCATCCTTATCTACAAACATGACTGCCGTGCCAAAGGTCACTAGATCAAGGTAAAGCTCCGCAATCTGCTCTTGAAAGTTTGAGCGATTGAATGCCTGGTACATCACGTCTTCGACGCTTTGCAGCCATTCCATGGCCTCATCATCGCCGTTCAGCTCGCGGTCTGAATATCGCAGACTGAACCAGCTTGTGCTGCCATTGGTCAGCATGCCATGCAAGCTTGCAGCTAGCAGCTCGGCGGCATGGATTGCCGTGCCGTCGAATACCAGCTCGGAGCGCTTGTCACCGGCCGATCTATTTTTTGTGACATCTGCCTTGCGCGGCACGACAAAATCGGCCACCTCTTGCCAGTGGCTTTCCCAGGTCTGCCTTTGGACGACAAGACTGTCCAATCGCTTCAGCAATATCTGTGCGGTTTCGTCGGCCATCTAGCTTCCTAACAATGTTTTCTTTTCAACAGGCGCATCGCCCAGCACACCCTTGCCGCCGGTCAACATGGTGCCGCGACGTGTGCGGCGACGCCTTCCACGACGGGCCTGCTCGCCCTCATCGCCGTATACTACATCGCGCGGGTTTATTGGCTCAGACGGCTCGGCGCTAGTGCTGGCGCCTGAGCCGGATACGGTTTTGGTTGGGCCTTCTAAGGGTGACAGCCCCATCAATTCGCGCCTGGCATTTACACCTGCCATAGTGTTTCTGGCGAGCTGATCTACTTGTTCAGGTGTGTAGACAACCGGCGGCGGCGCCTGTCTTGGGGGCTTTTTAATAATCCCAAGTTTTTTGCCGGCTGATTTTACAATGCCGCCCATGACTAAGCTCCCTGCTTCTTAGTTTTACGCGGGGTGCCACCACCCAAGAGGCTTTTATATTCCAGCGGGGTGTCGTCCAAGACGCCCATCGGCGACGTTTGGATCGCGGTCTTAGGGTTCACCTTTTTTTTATCTTGCGCCTTTTTCTGCGTCGCCTCGACAACTGTTGCCGGTCTAATCACTGGGTCGGGCTGCGTGATAATCGGCGGGGGTGGAGGGGGCGGCGGTGGCGGCGGCGGTGATTTAGGTCTTAAAAATCCCATTACATTCTAACTCCCAAAGGGTTGTATTTACTGTCAGCGACGGCCTGTGGTGGCCGGTCATAGCTTCGTGTTTCTTTCAGCCCGACGGCCAGATAGCGAAACGCATCGGCTGCATGACTAGACCAGTCATGGACGGGCGTATTCCTAAATGATCGCAGGCGCTCATTGTATGCGCGGTGATATTGGCGCAGGGCTTCCAGCCCAGGCCCACAATTGCCTTTGTCAAACCAGCAGCGCGGGATCAGCATCTGTGCGGCATGAATGCCATCTTCCAGGGGCAGCTTTGGAACGACCCTAAAGTTCAATCCCAAATCCCATGCGACCTCGCGCCTGCTCTTGCCGGAACCCAGCTCGCGCACCTCAATGTCATGCGGGGCGTTATGGCTTCCGTAGAAATACTCTTTCTCAGAAAGCATCTTTGCGTAATGCGGCAGTCCTTCGCCACGGTTCTCGTAAAAATCTATGACATGCACAGCGCGGCCTACGCTTTGCGTAAACCAGACAACTGTGCTGTCTCCGACGCCCAAATCCCACCAGGTATCGACCTTACAGGTTGGGTCATACGGGACTGAAGCAATGCGGCCCTTTTCCTGAGCTTCCTGAAGCTCTTTGCCAAAAACACTGCCCGGCACATTGGCCACCCACGAGCACTCAAATTCCTGAGCAAACTGGTCTGGCGTCATCATGGCCTGAGCAGCTTCTAATTCCTCTTCATCCAGTATGCCGGTCTCGCTAGCCTTAAACAGCGCAGTGTGCCAATCGTCCTGGCTCTCAGCGTCCGTAAACAGCTCATAGAAGGCGTTGTGGCCCCTTGGTGTACCAATGAACACACACTTGCCCTTGCGGTCACTCAGGGCCGGCCTGATGACCTCCGGGAACAAGCTTTCCGGCATGTCAGCCATTTCATCCAGAACAGCCATATCCAAATATATGCCCCGCAGGCTGTCGGGGTTCTCAGCCCCCAGAAGCTGTATTCGCGCACCGTTGGGCAGATCAGCCCGTAGCTCGGTCTCATGGAACCTGACCATCGGTATCGCGCTGGCAAACTGCTTGAGATAATCCCAGGCAACAGCCTTAGCCTGCCGGTATGTCGGGGCTATGTATGCGCAGCGCGGGTTTGTGTTGGGGTTCAGCACAGCTTCGCGCAGCAGGTGGTTTATAGCCATGACGGTTTTGCCCCAGCGTCGATGGCATACGACTACGCCCCAGCGTTTGCTTTGCAGCTCGGCATGGAGCTGGGCTTGGCCGGGCCGTGGTGTGTAAGGGATTTCGATGTTCATGTCAGAGACAGGCTCTTGTCAGGATATATATACATATACAGTCGGCGCCCTAGTCTGGGGGTGGTAGGGGGTGCGCGCCAGGAAATATGGCACTAGACAGGGTGGTATCCTTCGACCTTGCCCAGCGTTTCTGCTGATCACAGCCCTTCGCATGCCAAGCGCATGCCAAGCTGCGCCGGACACGCGCCAAATCAAAATCAAATCTTTGGGGGGTGCCTCGCGCGCGCGACCTCTGCCACGCAGCCTGTATTATAAACCAATCCACCCCATGATCATTCGCCCACAGCCACAGCCTGATCGCCCCAGACCAGCGTGACCTTGCCGCTGGTTTGCTTGTTGTCCTCGGCCTTGTCACGCAAGCCCAAGGGCTGCATCTGGCGAATGTGCTTGTCCTTGTGGTCAGCCTCAAGCCTGCGCCGTTGCACCTCAGCCATGGCAAGCTTGGGATCATCCGGCAATGGCGCCTCGACCAGGTCAATGATCTGGTCACGCATCACCTCGCACTGAAGGGTTCGCGCCTGACGATACGCCGTGTAAGCGTCTTCGTCTTCGCGCACCCAGCGCAGCACAGTGCGCCAGCTTGGAAGATGCTCAGCTTCATTGCAGATGCGCGTCAGGCTTTTGCCCTCGCATATCTGCTCGCAAATCTCTTCCATTTGCTTTTTCGTTACTCTGGTTCGTTTCGTCATCTATCCAACATGGTGCAGTCCGGGCGACCGACCCGCCCGAACTGCTTTGTCTTCTGTAGGGAAACGCCGACATATTGTGCCAGCGTATTTGAAACGCTACTACATTCGGCGCATTCGCGTCAAACTGTAAAACAAATTACGTCAACCCCTTGATGTTGACCGTATCGGTCACTATATATGTTTTGTAACCGACGAAAGGATATGAAATGGCTTACATAACTCAAGACCAAAAGAAGCAACTGGCACCAGGTATTAAACAAGTGCTAAAAAAATACGGTGTTAAAGGTTCAATTTCGATACGAAACGGCATGTCATTGGTTGTTAACTTGCAGGCAGGCGAAATTAATTTCGCTCGCAGCGAGCTTAATGCCCCTGGCAACCACTGTGCAGGTATGGTTGCAGAAGACGGTGTGTTTCACAGCCAGGTCAACACGTCACATATCGAAAAGTTTTGGTCTGGTGATGCACAGCAGTTTTTGCTTGAGCTGGTGGACGCCATGAAAGCCCCGACCACGGATCACAACGGCGAGACTGAGGGTTGGTATAATCGCAGTGACTACATGACCGATTATTTTGACGTAAAATATTACACAGACATAAACATCGGTCGCTGGGACAAGGGTTACGAATACACCCCAAAACAAGACAAAAGGGCGGCGTAAGCCGCCCTTTTCATATCCGATAGTACAACCGCACCAGCGCGTCCTTATAGCGCCGCTTCACAGCCCTGCCATCACTTAGTCCCAGTATCCGTGCAATCTTCGTCCAGGCCGGCCCACGCTCACGAAACGCTGCCGAGTGTGCAACAGCCCACACAAGCTTCCTGTCTTCAACGTCCATGCCGGTGATACCCAGCTCAATCGCATAGTCCAGCCTGCTGACCTGCTCAGGCGTTGCTGTAAGCCTGGGCGTCTCCGCTGCATGGTAACCATAGCCAAACCACTCTTGCACATGATCCGGCCAGCTA